CGGCCGTAGCGTTCGTTGGACGGGTCGGTCACCCATTTGCTGATCTGGGCGTCTCCTTGGTTGGCCATACCTGAGAACGGCCTGACGTAGTTCAGCTTGAGCCCCTTGCCGACTGCGGGCCTGCGGAATGCCTGGGCATCATTTACATCGGACAGGCCCAGGAGCAGCACCCCATAACTGCCCAGGCCAGTCAGGCGGTCAAGGCGGGCGAACATGGAGATCAAACCCAGGTTTTTTTCCAAATCCCTCCAGACCTTCTCCAGTTGGGTTTCCTCGTCATCTCCGGTCTCCACCAACTGGAAGCCCCGGCCCCAGGTGGACTGCACGGGACGGTCAATGACGGCTGCGGCGAACCCCTGCCTTGCATACTGGGCTACATATTGTTGCCATGAAATCTCGGTATCATAACCCAAGGCTTGGTAGATGTCACGTGATCCATTAAAACTCATGCCCAAGATGGAAGCCAATTGGGCTCGGCCAAGAATAGCGGACATGGTCATCAGCTCAAAAACATTATTGACCTTGGCTTCGCCCGAGCTGGACTTTGGAACAGCTTGGATTTTCTTAGTGGTCATGTGCTACTCCTGGGCAACCCGATATACTTGATAGGTTTGTTGGGAGGCTTTTTCATATACAATTTCGTTCTCCTGGCCACAACAGGGAATTTCATGTTTATTGGGGCCGTAGGCAATTTCATCAGGAATGCCCTGAGGGAAAGCCGGACAGTAATTGATTTCGGATTGTTCCGTACCATCTGGCTGAAGGATTCCTTGGTAATGTTTGCATTGGAGCTTAGAACAATTTGGCTCTAAAAGCATCTTTATTTCCCTCGCTTTAGAAGTTTACCAAAATAAAATTCTATTTCTGATGGCAATTTTTTATTAGAAGTTGAATACCCACGACTAGTATATGCAGCAAAAGACTCAGCGAAAAGTTCATGACTATTTGTTGCGCCATACCTAGAAACAGTTTTAGCCCAATCTTTTGCTGATTTAGAAGTAAATATCTTTTCCCATTCGTTCTTCTGAGCATGGGAAACTCCCCTGTCATGAACTAAATGCCCAAACTCATGCCGGTAAGCATTAGTTAATTTAAGAGAACCTGTAGTCAAATGACTTCCAATGGTAATCTTATTGTCGATAGAATTAGAAAGTTTTTCTCCAGCAAGCTTTATTTTCCCTCCCCATTCACTATAGTCATAAACTCCAGCAGAGTTCTTACTGACAGCGTTAAATGAAACTGACATATCCCAATCTTTTTGATTATAAATGCCAAAATAATCTAGCTTAAAATTATCTGATTTCCATATTTTATCTGGAAGCTTGTCTTTTAAATATTCGGTTTCTTTCCCGATTATATTTAATTTATCAAGGTCATAAGAATTTGCCCCTTGGCCCTTAAACACATCTCCAAATTTATCTTTGAATTGTTTCTGAGCCTCTTGAATTGAATTGGCAGTCTTCCAAGAACTGCCAACAATCCCTCCGCTTCCTCCGCCAGTAGGACAAAACTGTCCACCGCCTGGCCCAGCAGGATTATGGCATGGATTAGATTGAACTGCCGGTTGGTTAGGGACAGTTTGCATATCAGGTCTTAATATCCAAATAAAGTCTCCGACCTGACCTTCAACTACCTTATCGTGTGCAGCCTCATTTGAAGCAAACCAATGAGGAATCCCATATGGAAAGGCTTCACAACTTATAAGGCTATCAGTATCAAAGTTCTTACATCTCCAACAGACCTTGTCGTTCATTTTATCACCACTATCTTTGTTTTATCATAAACAATAAATTCATGATGGCCGCCATATTCTTTTGGATACTGCAAACTAAGCGCATCATATCCAGCGCCCTTAATGATTTTTGTCATTAATCTTGCCCGAGCAGTCATGTCATCAGACATTGTCGCCTTATCTAATGCTGCTTTATTTTCTTTCATTAGTTTTGTAAATTCTGGAAAATGACAGGTTTTTTCACTATTTACCATTATTTTAAGAGGCCTTGTCCCTTCTCTTGCATATCTTGTGGCAAAAGTCTTATTCGCAGTAAAATAAAAGCCAGTTCCATACATTGCCCCTTGGGTAAAACTTCCCATTTTGCTTCCATCAAATCCGCTGCTTGATATATTCTCTACTCCAGAAGCAGAAGTTCCATGAAACAAAGGCTCTTTATAGTCGCTATTTTTTGCCCATTTCTTGGCCTCAGCCAATGTCATAGATGGTTTCCATCCAGACTCATTGCTATTTTCTCCTCCACCAGAGCCGCCACAAAACTGTCCACCGCCTGGGCCAGCGGGATTATGGCAGGGGTTGGAATATTCTACATATCTGCTTTGATAAATATGCAATCCTGATCGTTTCTCTGCCATCGGTCAGGGCTCGTCAATGGGGTTCATGGGTTTGTCCTCCTGTCTATTTAATTATAAATATATCCGGGGCCAACCCCTAAAAATAAAAAAATGGCCGGGGTTTATGGCCCCGGCCCGAAATCTTGATTTAATTTTAACTCCCGGATTTACAGTTTCATTTTAATCACCTCCTTAATAATCTTTTAGCAGGTAAAACGAAAAATTCCTACCCCTCCTTTTTCGACCCAAGCAATAACTTTTTCATATTCTTCCTTGGCGCGATAATGCGGCCAAGTTCCCATTATTACACCATGCCCATCTTTGCCATAAGCAATTATTTGATGGTTATTTTCCTCACTAAGGCTAATTCTGCACGCATCAACTAACTCGCTATCTCCTTCAGAAAGCATAAAGAAAGCCATTTGCACTTCTCCTTTTTATTATTCTTAGGTTACTCCGGCAAGGTAGCCGGAGCCGCTCCGCCTCCCCCAGGAAACTTCTTTTTCTTGCTAAACCCGGAAATAAGAAAAGCCGCCTTTCCCAACCCCCGAATTTGTAATCCACCCCGTTCTTGGTTTCTTAGCTCCACTCCAGAAAGTGGCTTCCGCACAGCGGGCAGGTATGCAAACCTTACCACCTTTATTCAAATTCCATGATTTTATCCTCCTTACATTTTATTATAGCCCAAAACCGCTCATCTACTGAGCCACCCGCCGGTTCTCCCATCTGAGCCACTCATTAATATGCTTATCTCCCAGCCTGATATCTGCCCTGCGGAGCATACTGGCCATGAACCTCAATTCTCCTTGCAGGTTATATTCCGGGAACGGGCTGGCCGTCATCTGGGTATAAACCCTGCCGGACCTGACCCATAACAGGCCCCAGCGTTTCGGCAGGTCTACCTTCTTGATCATCTCCCAAGGACATAGATAATATCGCTGGCGGCCCAACCCCATATATGGATGCCGGCGCCAGAGCTTCTTGCAGTCAGACAGAAAGTCTCCACGATCTGCCTTACATTCGATCAAGATGGACCGGCCAGATTTCCAACCGATGACATCCGGAGTCTCATTATCATAGGTAACAAATTCAGTAAAGACCGTATAACTCCTGGAAGTCAGCCAACGATGGCCGAGAACTACAAGTTCAACATGGGTCATTTTAACCTCTATTTTCGAGGAGAAAAATCATAATGCAGTCCGCATTTTTGACAAGCCCACCCATCTTGGACAGTATCATATTGCTCTCGACTGCCCGGCCCAATGATGGGAGGCCCCATAAAATTATTGAAGACTGTTTTCATGCTTGGTTGTAAAGCACCGCTACAAACTACGCAAATGGGCTTTTCTACCGGTCCTGGTTTACCCAATATTGGTTCGTGGTACATAGTCATAAATTTCCTCCAGCTACGAGATCAGAGTGAGTCATTTGACCCCTTAGAGTAAATGAGAAATAATTTTTTCGAGTTCGGCCCGCTCTTTTTTATCAAGACTCAGCTCATAATGAAAAGGAGTTGGCCCAGTTAAGGTTGCCAAATCATCACTTCGCAAATCATAAACCAATTTAAATTTGTTTCGATGCTTCAATAATAATTGCTCAACTTTATCGAGCCTTTTCTTTAATCCAGTAACCTCAAATTCCCGCTTAGTTTCTGAACTCATAAAATGCATTATGACCTCCTCATCTACTCCGGCTCAATATCTTGACTTCTTTCTTCGTTGCCAGCTTGGTAAATGCTCCGGACCCGGCATCAACCTGGTCTTTGAACCGGCTGTTCGGAAAAAACCCATATTCAGATTTAAATTCTTGGACCCAAGGGGCTTGCAGAAGCATAACATTATAGCGATTCACCTGGACGCTGAAGGTGTCGGCCCGGGCCACCTTGTTGCCAACCGGAGCCTCGGCCCTGATGGAGAACCCAGCCAGATTCCTGATTGTCGCCTCGGCGCTCTCCTTGCCTCCTGAGCCTGGTTCCTTTTCAACCCATACCTCAACATCCCTGCCGTCCGCCTGGGCCGTGGCCAGGATCATGTCCTCTCGGTCCTCGGCCATCCAGCGGCCCCTGACTACATCCGACACCAGGTACTTGCCGTTGGCCAGTAAGGACATCTTGACCCCCACAGTCCAGGCTGGCTCTTGGTTGACTTCCTTGGTTGGATCGGTTCCTGCCTTATCCCAAAACCGGACCGTGCGCAGGATGCTTACATCAGGTGGCATGCGGTCCATCATAACAAACCGGTCCACCTTAAACATACCACCTTCCGGCGGGGACGGATTCTGGCCCAACTGAGCGGCTGCACCGTATTGACCCAGGCGCTCCTCCAGGTCCATGATGGTCTGACGATCAAGCCTGACCGGATCCAGAAGACCATCTTTGTAGAATTGCTTTAGCTGCTCGGGTCTAACCAGCTTGGCATAATTTGGATCAGAGATATCTGCCGGCAGGCATACGTGGTGGGTCTTGAGTTTCTTATTAGCCAGGAGATGACCAGAAGGATCAATCTCGTGGAGCCTCTGCATTATCCAGATGGTGGCCGAAACCTTCTTGTTGGTCTTGCGAGTAGGAAGGGTCTGGTCAACCCAGCGGTTCGTCTTATTCAATTCCACGGGGCTGAACGACTGCTCGGCATTCAACGGATCATCTACAATCAGTATATCTCCGTGAAAGGCCGTGCCCATGCCACCCACGGATGAACTGAGGCGGCCACCGCCGGTATCGACCCATTGGCCATCCACGTAGGAACTCATCTCATAGTTAGTCAGGCCTTCCTTACCTTTGCGAGGCCTGATGTCCGGGTAGACCGAACAGAACCTTCTGGACTTGATGACCTTGAGCGAAGCATCGGCCGATTGGTTAGCCACCGGTGCAATATATGAAAAGGTCAAGAAGCGCATCCAAGGCCACTTGGTCCAGCACCACACGGGGAACA